TTAATGGTATCAGGTAAAATAGCTGCTACTATTTCCCCATCTTGTTTAAATTTAACACCAGGAAATGCTTTAGAAATAAATGCTCTATATAAATTATCTCTTTGAGTGCCAAAATCTTCCTCATCTGATTTTTTAGAAGGTGAATATAAAATAGCTTGGGATTTAGATTTTTTAATATATGTTTTAATTATATCAGCAATTGTAGACATTACTCTATACATTTCACCTTTATTAACTACTATTTTAGCAGATGAACCTTCATCACCTTTTAGTTTGGCTGAAAATTCAATTCCTAAAGCTCGTAAATTATTTAAATCATCATCAACATAATTAGTTGATTTTAAATCTACATCGTATTGAGTTTCGCTATCTGTTACAAAACGAGTATAAACAAAATAACTTTCTCTATCTACTTCTTTCCATTTATATGGTTTAAGATTTGCCTCACCTACTTCATTTAGAGTTTCTATGTCTGTAGGGTGTGATTTGTTTTTTGAATAAAATTCTATCATCCATGGTAATTGTTTCCATGAATTTACTCCATTAGGAGTTTCAGCATCAAAATATTTACCTTCATATTCAACCCAAACATGTCCTAATGTATTATTTCTAGGATCTTCTGTGCTCATTATTTTAGAGCCGGGTAAATATTTACTTAAATTTTTAGCAAAAATATCACAGAAACCATTGTTACATTCTTTACCACCAAATGTATCCCAATTTTTATATGTTAGTTCTAATGCTTCTTCTTCGGTTTTAGATAATGCTTTTTGATAGGAGTTATTTACTTCAGCTAAACTTGATAAAGGCATAACCTCATGAGAATCAGGAAGTATATTAAATCCAAATTTTTTCCCTAATACTAATAATAAAGGAGTTATTGGAATTGGTAATGGAATACCTTGTATAGCTACAAGTGGTAATACTTTTAATAAATCCTTACCTTGAGCTTTCATGAATATTTTCTCATCATCTGTAATAGAATCACCATGAAGCATTTTATTAAGAAGTTGAATTAATTTTGATGTTTCTTTTCCTTCTCTTTTAGCACCATCTATTATATCTTGAGTAAGTTTTCCACCTTTAGACCAAATTGATTTTAATGTGCTTTTTAAATCTTTAAATACTCCTTCGGTTACAACAGGAGATACAATATCCCATACTTGTTCCTTTTCAGGAATATCTGGGATTAGGTGATAGAATTGTTCTTGGTTATTATCTCTAACGGCTTTACGAGCGGCTGTTCCACTAACACCACCTGCTGTTTGAATAACACGTAATTGTAAATTTGGATATTTTTCTATTGTTCTAGTTCTAGAAGCAATATCAGTAAAATCCTCAGGATTATTTTCACGAGCACCTATAATCCAAAGTACTGTTTCCTCAGGATGTTCTTTAGCATAACGTAAAATATCACCAACAGGTGCTTTTACGGGTTCTACTATAGTTTTAATTGGAAGATATTTTTTATATAACTCCCAAATTTGAATAGATTCACCTTGAGTAATACCATCACGCTCACCGCCCCCCACATAAATGATAATATCATCAATTTCAGGATTTTGTTCAGCTGCTTTTTCAATAACATTAAAATGGCCTTTGGTTGGTGGTTTGAATCCACCACCATAAATAGCGGTTATTTTTTTATTATCCGCTTCCAAAATATCTTCTAATAAGATTTTGGTAAGTGGGTTCATTATTGTTTTAACTTTTGGATTTTTTCTTTAGCTGCGGCTTTCTTATCTTCAATGTCTTTTTTAGCACCACGGAAAGCTTCCATAGCATCTTCCATTTCTTTAAGCTGCATTTCATATTCTTTAATAGCTTCAGTAGCACTTCTACGAGCATCTGATTTTTGTTTAAAGATACCTAACAGTTTTTTAGATTCTAATCCTTGTGAAGCAAAATCTAATACGCTTGTTTCCATTACTAAATCTTCAATTTTATCGTTTTTAGATGTTGGTTTTTTAGCTATAAAGAATTTACCAATTTCATCAATAGTTGATGTTTCAACTTCCATGACAGGAGTCATTTCTTTAACTGGTTTTTCGTTTTTTTCTACTTCGTTTAGTAAGTCTAATAATTTCATTTGTTTATAAAGTTAGTGGTTTTTGATTTTGCTTGTTCTAAAGTATCAAACTCGGGTTGAGTTGACATTAATTGTTTTATATCTGAATAAATTTGTTTTGCTTCTTGTTCGGACTTTAGTTTTTCTTCAGGAGTTTTTTCTTTTCCTACTTGTCCTAAGGGTTCGATGTATGTTTTATAAATATAGTTCTCATCAAAACTCTTATTAGCATCTTCATGATTTAAATCTACTATTGTAAAATTATCACTAAATGCTTGTTTATATGTGTCTATATTTTTATTTACGTCGCGCCAAGATCGAATCACAATACTCGGCAACAATGATCTGTCTCGCTGTTTATTACGCTCTAGTGACGTTATAGGCGATACATAAGTCATTATCATCATCGTGTTATAACCTAAATTTTCTAATTCTGCTTTTTTCTTAAGTAATGTTTTAGAAGAACCTCCTACACTATCAATAGCAAGATTTTTTAAATTTTGGGTTGCCTCTTGATATTTACTATCTGTTGTTTTTCTAGCTTGACCCATTAATTCACCTGCTTTTTTTAATTCATCAGGGGACATTTGAGCTAACTTCATTCCAATACCTGAGGATTTAAGTAATTCCTCGTAGGTGTCATCAACATTAATGATATCAAAGTTAGATGGAATCAATTTTTGTAAGATGAACGATTTTCCAGAGCCAGCAGGACCTGCCATGAATATAGCTTTTGGTTTCCCTTGTACTTCTTTTAAAAGAGACATCAGTCCAATCATGGATTAAGTTTGTTATAAATATGATAAAACATTTAATGTTACTATTCTTTCTCAAATTCCATGTAATCAACGTGATATTCAGGAATATATTCTACTCTTCCAGCACAATTATTATATTTAGGAACTTTAGGATTTGGGAGAATTTCAAAATAACATCTTCCCTTAATTTCGTCTCGATATAAAAATTTACCTAGAAAAGTTGGAAATAGATTACTTCTTAAAGTTTTACCTACTGATTTTTTCCAATTGTGAGATTGGCGATAACGTGGGGTGATTTTATTTCTACCCCCTACTTGTTCAATTACTTGTGGAAGATCTATTTTTTTCATAACCTTTATTTAGCGTAAATATACGAAGGGGCTTTCGCCCCTCCACATTTTTAATATGACGTTTTTAATCTTCTTTTTTTACTTGAGTTTTAAACTCAGTAAATACAGGTGATTCGTTTGGATTTTCTAAATCAAATAAACGTTTTACTGTTTTAAAGATTTCAATATTTTCTTCTTGTGTGCGAGATGGTAAAACCATTTCCCATCCTTTACCTTGCATTTTATCTTTTGCACCTTTACGTTTAGAAGATTTTAACCATAAAATACCAGTTTTATCAGGTACTATACCAAAACATTCTGCATAACAATGGGCATAAACTGCTGCTTGTAATTCATGTGTAGTTTGAATATGGTTTGATGTTTTATGATCAATAATCCATAAATCATTACCAATTTTACAAACTAAATCTGTTGTACCTGCTACTTTAAGTGTATCTGAATATAGGTGGATCTCTTGATCGATTAATTCAGGTTTATGAGTTTCCCAAAAATCAACAAAACGTAAAAACATTTGCCAGATTGTTGGGTCATATTGAGGATTACCGAATTGATTTAAAAAGTTCATTTCTTTCCCTTCTAAATACTCTTCAATCATTTCATGTACTTTGGTTCCATCTTCTGCTGCTTTTCTAACAATATAATCAGCGGATCGACCCATGTTTTTTAACCATTCTTCAAAATGTTTACCTTTTGGATAAGAACCCAAAACGTGAGTAATTGAAGGATAATATTCACCATTTCGTCTGTAGTATCTAGAATCTGGAAGAGTGATTTGTTTGTGATCTTCTGAGATTTCTAGAATCCTGTTGTTAACATGTTTAATGTTTCTTTTTTTCATAGGAAAAGTTTTTTCTCAAGTAACCCTGAAAATGTTAAGGGATAGGTTTCTTGAATTAAGTTTGTAAAGTTAGCGAACCCCATTTCGCTTGGATCTTTGTCTTTCATATCTACTAGATATACTTCTTTACCTTCATTCATTAGTCGTTCACAGAAATTTAATGCCTGTTTTTGGGCATCACGGTCAAGAGCAATGTAAATCTTTTCAACGGAAGACATTACGATCTTTTTCATTAAGTTTGATTGTATATTTTTGCCTAAAAGCGGGATAACGTTTCGTTTGATGGCTATTGCATCAAATGGTCCTTCGCACAATATAAGCGGTAATTCCCAGTTTATAAACAACTCAAATGGGATGATATCGCGTGATACTGATGGGTTTCTATATTTAACATTTGGTTCTTTTTCAAATGAACGTCCTGTGAAATAATTTAGAGTACCTCTAGCATCATAAGAAGGAATAATAATCATGTTAGTATATCTTCCTTTCTCACAATATCCAATTCCGTACTTTAAAATATCATCCTCAGTAATACCTCTTGATTTAAGATAGGCAGCAGCATGTCTTGCTGTAATATCTGAGGGATGAATGTTGTTTAGGAGTTTAAATTCTTTAGGCAATTCAAGTTTATGTTCAACTTGTATTTGTGTATTGGGTCCTGTGTATTTAACAATAGCATTTAACTCCCCCATTATTTCGGGAGAGGTTTCTACTGCTTTAAATAATTGATAAAGTTTTTTACCTTTTTTATCACAAACCCAACAATGCCAAGGATTTTCACCTTTTGGATTTTCAGTAAAATTAATTTCTAATTTTGGTTTATGGTGTTTACACAACGGGCAATGGTAAGCATAATTACCACGAGCTGTTGATTTACCAGTACCAAGCACAGAATTAGTCAGTGCAATTAGAGATTGATTTAACATATAGTCAATGTACTAATCCTCTTTTGATAAACCAAAGTCACGTGTAAAGAATTTTCCAAGGATATTATCATTGAAATATTCTAACGGATGCTCTAATACACCATATTTGAATAAGTACTTGCACTCGTAATATGTTAATAATTTTTTATTGTTTACTACTTGAATAATTTGACGTTCAAATTCATCTACTCTACCATCTTTAATAATTTCTAAAATAGGTTTAGCAGAACCAAAATATGTTTTCCAATCGCTTTCTTTTTGAATTACTTGAGTTGTAGGTCTGCGTCCTCTACCGGTTTGCTCGGCCAATTCTTTTTTGGTTAATTTGCGTTTTATATTGTGGTATAGCGATTTTTTCCCAATATACGATACCCCACATGGAATGTGAGTAGTAATGTATATAAAACCAAAAGCATCTTGAGGTAATTCCTCTATTGATGTAATCTCATTATTATTATATAACCAATTTTTCATAAATTTTTTAATT